GTATCTTTGAACCGATATAGTATGGTGGATTTATTTTATCTTTCATAGTTGGCGTACCCATCTATTTCATCGTTTCAGGATCATTGGTATTAATTGTGGTACACCATTTATAATCATTCCACAACCTAGTACAGGTCTCCTAATATTAACTTTTGAGTAGGCAAATGCAAGAGAGTCTTTATCAATAAGACAGCCCACATTCATGCCAAAACGTAAGTTTTCAGGACTTGACCAAAAACCAATCCGAAACTCTGTATGGTAATGACCTTGTACGAAATTCATGCCTATCGACATTGAAGATTTTACAGGATCTTTATTCATGTTATGGCAGAAGTAATATTCGCCATATTTATCTTTTATGATTAGCCTATCGTGCCAACGCCACTTTTGCTTATCGACACCTATTATATCTGCGTAGTCCTTCACTGCAAGAGAGGGAAAGCCATGATGCTTTCTCTTTCTATAAACCATTGATCCATGATTGCTATGCAGTAAATCCATTTTAGGAAATAACTTCTCAATCATTTTAATCTTGTAAATGCCTAACTCTAATTCTTTAGAGGCATTAGGTAGATCAGGATCAGAGTCGTGAAAAGATAAGGCATGATAATCCAGCTCATCGCCTATACACACAACTCTTTCAGGTTTGTATTTTTTCTTGATAGCTTCTAAGAAAGCAAAACTATCAGTATGACTGTATGGTTCGTGAAGGTCTGAGATTACTAAAATCCGAGACATCTTCCTCCCTATATTGTTGTCACCTCTTTTTCAGTGCAAAAGGTTGTTACATAAATGTCAGGTACAACCATTACTTTGTTTGCATACATAACAGCATTAAATTTACACTCTTGCATTGAGTTATAACCTGCTGTTTGAATAACTTGTGTTACACAAGTTTTATCAAGTGGTACAGTGGGTGACTGTATACATAACCACATGACGATAAAAAACTTCATTAATCACCTATAAGGTAGTTTTCTATCCAAATTATTTTTTCTTTAATAACAGCTATATCTTGTTGCATCTGTGTAATAGAGTTAGCTTTGACTTCGACAGCTTCTAATCGTTCACTCCACATACCCCATGTCATCGCTAATGATGCAAGGATTACAAGATAGGGCAATACTGTTTTTATATCAAAGTTCATTTAGACCACTCTACCTTAAACTCATTACCCTTTTGGTCTTGAATAGACATGGTTTGTTTTTCTGTGCCATAAATTTTAGGAGCTAGTTTACCAGCTTTAAAATGCACATTCTTTTGTATAATTTCTAATAGTTTGACCTTAGTCATGTTTAACTTAGGATCTTTTTTGGCTTCTTCTAACAGCTTGTCTAAATCTTCTATCGTGTAAAGAACACTATCGTGTTTGGCTTGTAAGTATTGTTGGTTTAACTTTTCATCTTTGTTTATCCACTGTCTTAGTGTGGTCCAAGATACATCTAATTCTTTGCAACATTCACGAATAGTTTTACCTCTCGCTAACATTTCAAATAAATCTGACAGGATAGACTGCTTATATTTGCTTGGTCTATTTCCCTGTTTTTTTACTACTTCTGTTGTCATTTGTTACCCTTTGCTGACATATTGTTAAGTGGATTATTAAGTGCCTTATCAATGTTTAAGTTAAGGTTATCTTCAATGATTTTAATCTCATCAAATATTTCTCTAGTATCTTCTTTTTGTCTATCTTCTACATCGTTTACGATCTCTGTAATGTGTCGTATGTCATTACCCATTTGTCGTAAATCTGTTTTCATATCGTTCTTGAGGTCTTTAGCAACATCAGAAACTAAGGTTATCTCATCAAGGATCATGTCTAGTTCTGATTTAATCACCGCAAGTTGTTCGTCATAAGCAGACAAATCAGGTGCTGTGTATTCTTCTATCTTGGCTTTCATATCCAAGTAATCATCGTAAAACTTATAACCAGTCCAACCACCACCAATAATTGCACCTATTAAAGATAAGATAAGAAAGAACTTACCACCAGTAAATTTCATTCCTTGATACTCAATACTGGGCATTTATCATATCCTCCATAGTTACATCTTGTGCTAATTGAAATAAGAGACCATATTGATCTTCAATGGTCTTGTTAAGATATTCATCGACATTCTTGTCTTGTAAGGTCGATTGATTATTAAAAAAACTTTTTGTGTTTCCTAAGATTTGCATCACAATCAATGTTTTTAGTTGATTGGTTTCATCATAACGAGCTTTGTCGTCTATGTTCTTGACTAATTTAGTAGCTGATTTTTCTTTAGCTGTAGGTTCTTTGACAGGCTTTTCATCTTCTTCCTGTTGTACTTCTTCTTGTTGGGAACTATCTTCAACTTCCACAGTGGGTTCATCAATAGTTTCGCTATCGGATTGGGGTTCTTCTTCGATGGTTTCTTCAATAGCTTCTTCCATTTCCATTTCGACTGACGCTACTTCTATTTCTTCTATTTTAATTTCTTCGATTTCTGCTTCAACAGTTTCAAAGGTTATATCTTCTTGAGGTGTCTCTATGGGAATAAAATCAACCTTACCAGTGTCATCAATCTTTATGTCATTGTACTCAATGATTTCTTCGATTAGGTCTATTTGTGTAGAATCAGTAAGGTTAAGGTAAACTATTTCTTCAACAGTTGTAATTTGTTGTTCAATGATTGTAGAAATGACATTGTAAAAAACATTCACATTAACATTATCAAACAATGGTCCGATAGCTAAGTTAATATCACGACCACCTATTTCAATCTTTATTGTATTTAAAACGCCAGAGAAATCGAAACTCCCATTATAGGATTGATATCCACTAGCGATACCAGTTTCAGACAAGATGTCAGTTCCTTGAAAGACTGTGTTGCTTCCATTAGTTCCTGTAATGTGCATATAGACTCGATCTTGAGCATCTTGTTTATCTACTTCAATCGAGTAGGTTACTTGTCCTCCATTATCAATACTTAAATCAGATACATCGACTTCTTGATAGAATGTTGTACCCATACCATCAACTAGCATACGAGATTTATTATCACCACCACCTGTAATTTCTGCACAAGTATCAGTGCCTAATTGACCACACGATGTGCCAGAGGGCATACTTGCTGGTCCTTCACCACCCCAATCAAAATCCATATCGCCTTCTTTACCTATAGCGACATAACCATTATCTCCATCTAAGATATCTCCACTATCTTCATTTGTGATAGTGGTTGTTGTAGTGGTTTTGGTAGTAGTTGTTGTGAAGATAATCTCTGTGCCTTTATCTTCTTCCGTCTTTTCTACTGTAACTTGTTCCTCAATAATAGTCTCTGGAGTACAAAGACCTTCATGGTCAGGTAAACAGGTGTCAGCTTTAGAGTATGAGAAGCATAGTAAGAGCCATAAGACCAAAATCTTTAAGACCATTCATATCTCCTTTTGGTTCTTCTACTTTTGCCTGAACATAAGTAACCTTATACTTACTACCATTTGGGATATCTTGAGGATTTTTTTCCCATAATTGTTGTGCTTCAATACCGATAGATCCATTGTAAGGACAAGGAGTACCAGCATCTGTCATCGCATCAAAGACACGAGCATCTTGACATAATATTGATACACTAGCGACCTTCATGCCATAGGCGTATAAACTACGAGATAGTTTAAGTTGCTGACATAATTCGTCATCAATAACAATTCCAGAAGCAATACCTAAGACATTGTTCTGTATTGATCCACCGACACCAACCTTACAAATGTCAGAATTATTATTCATAATTGTAGGAGCATTTGCTGTTGGGGGTGTAGAGTTAGTAACTACTGTGCTTGACACAGTATTTGTTTCACTATGGGCAGATGTGCAAAACAGCATGGTAAAAAGAAACACCACTGCCAAAGATGTAAAAAATGTAAGATTATCTTTAACCATCTGCTCTATTATCTATTATGGTTTAGGATTATCTGCTTTTACTTCAGCTATCTTATCACTCCAAGTTGTTGTGCCATTGACACTATCCCAGTATTGCATATCTAACTGGTCTTGGATTGACGGATAAGCACTGGCTCTATCTCTTTGATACTCATTGTTGTCATACTCAGTTTGGAGTAATGCTTTCTCAGCACTGACTTCAGACCATGTATAAGGTTTCGTATCAGAGAAGATAGCAGTACCATTAGCATCTGAACCAGAAACATAATCAACATTACTGTTGTATTCTGCTTCATTGTTTGGCTCACCTCTAACAACAAACTCATGGCTATTGCCACCCTTTTTGTTGAGAGATTGTATTGCTGTTGCTATGTCTGTCATTTTTCTTTATGCTCCTATTTCCATTAAAATAGTTTCACTTCTATTGTTTTCTTGTTGTGTACCAAACAAACCTTGTAATGCAGATATTTGAATTTTATAAGTTACTGCACTAGTCGTGTTAGGACTGTCTAAATACAGTATTGGTAAATTTTCATTATAAGAATCTTGGTTTTCATCAAAATCTTCGTACTTAGGCATATTGTTTGATTGGTATAAATCTGTAGATGTTCCACCAATAGTTCTAACAATTTTATATTCACCGACTGCATTTAAGTTACCATTACCATACAAAGTAGAAGCCATTTGAATATTTATAAAAACCTTACTAGACGTAGAACTTGGAGTAATAGTTGCAGTTATATTTGAATCTACAAAAGTAGAACTAGTAGCACTAGCACCAGATGTTGTATTAGCATTTATCACTTGCAAAACCTTACCACCAACACCACTAGGCAAAGCAGTAACAGAACTGATTGATTGATTATTAAGACGTATCAACGGCATTATGCTAGTACCTCCGATAGAATGATAGATGATGGTTGGTCGTTTGTTCTTACTTCAGCACTATTAGAAGCTGATGTTACACGAGCTTGTGTTTTATAAGTAATTGCACTTGTACTTGAAGGACTGTCTAAATAACTATAATTAAAAATGTAATATATTTGTTGCGAAGTTGCAGTACTACCAAGATTATATCCATATACTCTTGCTGTGCTTTCCCAAACACTTGTTGCATCTCTTAATATTCTAAACCATGCTTCTACATTTGCAGAAGTTCTATAAATATAAAAAGGTTGAGATACTGTAACTAAGACTTTGCTTGATGTAGCGGTTGGAGTAATTGTTCCACTTAAATTTGTATCAGTAAATGTGGTAGTTGTAATTGTTGAAGTTGAACTTGTTGTTGCTTGAACCACTTGACCAATCTTCCCTAAAGCTACTGAACTATCAATCTTACTAGCAGTTACTGCGTTGTTGCCTAACTTCGCTTCGGTAATCGCTCCGTCTGCCACAGTGGTAATTAACCCTGTACCATAATGTAATATCCAATCACAAGTATCACTAGCAGATACTGTGGTATCAAAGGTAATCGTACTACC